ACAACTGATCACGACTCTGCTGCAAAGCGGAGTCAAACTGGGCGTCAGCAGCCGCGGTAGCGGCAACGTTGACGACCATACAGGACATGTTAGTGACTTTGAAATCGTCACTATTGATGTAGTCGCACAACCCAGCGCACCCAACGCATATCCACAGGCCATCTATGAAGGTCTCATGAATATGCGTAATGGTCATAGGCTGATTGAAATGGCCCGTGAAGCTGGTGAAAGCGACAAGGTACAGAGATATCTGGCTCAGGAAGTCAAACGCCTGATCCGGGATCTCAAAATCTAAGGAGAAACCAAGCATGTTTGAGCAACTGAAACCATTGCTTGACAGCAACTTGATCACCGAAGAAATGGGAAAGGAGATCAATGAAGCCTGGGAAACCAAGCTCAATGAGACCCGTGAACAAGTACGTGTGGAACTCCGCGAGGAATTCGCACAACGCTATGAGCATGACAAGACTGTGATGGTAGAAGCCCTAGATCGCATGGTAACAGAAGGTCTCACCGCAGAGATCCAGGCCCAGGTGGAAGAAAAAACCCGCTTGGCCGAAGATCGAGTGCGCTTCCAGCGCAAAATGCAGGAATCGGCCACAAAGTTCAATGGCTTCCTTACCAAGAAATTGGCAGAAGAAATCACCGAACTGCGCCGTGATCGCAAGATCCACAATGAAGGTCTGGTCAAACTAGAAAACTTCATAGTGGCTGCACTGGCACGTGAGATCACAGAGTTTGCTCAGGACAAACGCGATGTGGTGGAAACCAAAGTGCGTTTGGTCCGCGAAGCACGAGGCAAACTAGAGGCACTCAAGACCCGCTTTGTTAAAGAAAGCGCGGCCAAGATGAGCCAGGCTGTGAGCCAGCATCTACGTAGCGAACTGTCACAACTGCAGGAAGATATCCAAATTGCTCGCGAGAACAGTTTTGGACGCAGGATTTTTGAAGCCTATGCAGCAGAATTTGGCGCCACACATCTCAACGAAAAGGCCGAGATGCGTCGCTTGAATCAGCTGGTGGTGGACAAGGATCACAAACTGCGTGAAGCGATTGAACTCAGCGAACGCGCTCGCGTGCTTGTTGAGAGCAAAAACCGTGAACTGAGCATGATCCGTGAAAACAACGAACGTGCACAGACCATGACCGAACTACTTGCACCCCTGAACCGGGACAAGGCCGAAGTCATGCGCGGTCTGTTGGAAAGCGTCCAGACCTCGCGGTTGAAAGGCGCATTTGAAAAGTATCTACCGGCAGTGCTGGAAGACCGTAAAACCACAACTCGCAAGGTCGTGGCTGAATCGGTCACGGCAGTGACTGGTGATAAACAATTGCCGGAGTCGCAGGAGCAAGACACAGATAACAACGTGATCGAACTCAAGCGTCTGGCAGGGCTGTAATAACAAAGGAGAGACAGAAATGTCAGAGCAACTACTTGAAAGCCGTTGGGAAGAAACCAAAGAGGCCCTGTTGGAAGGACTCCAAGGTACTCGACGCAATAGCATGAAGGTGATTCTTGAAAACACCCGACGCTACCTGAAAGAAAATGCCTCGAGCGGTTCAACCGCTGCGGGCAACATCGCTACGCTGAATCGCGTGATTCTGCCGGTGATCCGACGTGTGATGCCTACGGTTATCGCCAATGAGCTGGTTGGTGTACAGCCCATGACCGGTCCTGTGGGTCAGATCCACACTCTGCGTGTGCGTTATGCACAGAGCTTGACTGATACTTCGGCCGCTGCTACCAGCGTGACCGCGGGTCAAGAAGCACTGAGCCCGTTCACGATCGCTGTGGCATACTCAACTGTGCCCAAAGATACCACCAGCACTGCCAACTACACCGGTGGCAACACAGCTACCATGGAAGGCACTGGCGGTAAACAGATCAGCGTTCAGATCCTGAAGCAAGCGGTTGAAGCCAAGACCCGCAAACTGCAGGCTCGTTGGACGTTTGAATCGGCACAAGATGCACAGGCCATGCACGGCATCGACGTTGAAGCTGAAATCATGGCAGCACTGGCTCAGGAAATCACGGCTGAAATCGACCAAGAGATCCTGTTGAGCCTGCGCAGCCTGGCTTCGACTGAGTTTACTTACAACCAAGCTACCGTTTCGGGTACTGCTACGTTCGTGGGTGACGAACACGCTGCTCTGGCAGTGCTGATCAATCGTGTGGCAAACCTGATCGCTCAACGCACACGTCGTGGCGCTGGTAACTATGCCGTTGTTAGCTCGGCTGCACTCACTGTGCTGCAATCAGCTACCACTTCGGCTTTTGCTCGCACCACCGAAGGCACGTTTGAGGCTCCCACCAACACCAAGTTTGTGGGCACCCTGAACGGCAGCATGCGCGTGTTTGTTGACAGCTACGCTGCTGACACCACCCCGGTGCTGGTTGGCTACAAGGGAAGTTCGGAAGCAGACGCCCCGGCGTTCTACTGCCCCTACATCCCCTTGATGAGCTCAGGCGTGGTGCTGGATCCGACCACGTTTGAACCGGTCGTGAGCTTTATGACGAGATATGGCTACATCGAGTTGACAAACACCGCAAGCAGCTTCGGCAATGCTGGCGACTACGTAGGGGAAATTGCCGTGAGCAATTTGTCCTTCAGCTAATCCAGTTGGTCGACGCAACAAAACAAGAAACCCACTTCGGTGGGTTTTTTGTTGACTATTTCTCCTAAGAATGTTATGTTAGATAGGTGAAATCGCACTCTCTAACTAAATAACAATATGAAACCTTATACATATCTAATCCGACATCGTCCTACCAATCGTGTATATTACGGGGTACGCAGTGCCAACAAATTACCACCAGAGCAAGATCTCTGGCACCAATACTTTACCAGCAGTCCCAAAGTACAACGGTTGATTGAAGAGACCGGCCGCGATAGTTTTGATGTAGAGATACGCCGGGTGTTTGAAACTCGAGAACAAGCAGTAGCATGGGAAACCAGAGTGTTACGGCGCTGCCGCGTGCTAGAAGATGATCGTTGGATCAATCAGAATGTCGCGGGATATATTGTACCTACTAAAGAGAGTCGTCGTAAGATCAGTGAGTTTCACAAAGGTAAACCTAAGTCTAAAGAACAAATTGAAAAAATTAGACAATCAAATGTTGGAAAGAATAAGGGCAAAATAGCAACAGAAGATCATAGACGCAAAAACTCTGAAGCTCACAAGGGAGAAAAAAATGGACGTTATGGTAAAGCGGTATCAGAGGAAACTCGCCGTAAGATAAGCGAAGCCAAAAAAGGCAAACAACAAGCCCACAACAAAGGTATTCCAATGAGTGATGAACAAAAACAAAAACTCAGAAAAGCGATGTTGGGGCGTAAAGTAGACCCAGAAGTAGTAGAACGCAGAGTAGCCAAGCAACGTGGCCAAAAACGAGTCAAGATACATTGCCCGCACTGTGATCGCGATATTGCTCGTGGCTGGTATCACCGGCACGGTGATCATTGTGCGCGCCGCGGTGGTGGCCGGGGAGATAGGTACAGCCCATAAATATCCTTATAGGATACGGAAAATATGAGCAATACCCCCCAGCAGGTAATCAATCTAGGTTCGGCACCCAACAACGGTACCGGTGAAGGCCTGCGTGAGGCCTTTGACAACGTCAACAACAACTTTGCCAACGTGTGGGCAGCAGGTCCGGTCAACACCAATGTGACGATCACCAACAACTGGGTGTCAACTACCCAGACCGATCTAGATCTCGTGATCGCGGGCAATGGTCTAGGCAACATACAGATGCAGACCACGGCGCTCACACAGCACATGCGACCCTTGTCGGACAGTGTGTATGATCTAGGTACCCCTGCGTTCTGGTATGACAGTGCCTGGATACGCTATCTCAACACGACGGGTATCACCAGTCAGGTAGTTCAGGTAGGCAATGTACGCTACACCGGTCTGGCGGGCGTTGCAGGTCAGGTCTTGACCACGGATGGTGTAGGTAACACCTATTGGAGTAACGTAGCGGGTGGCAATGCTGATCTTGGTAACTGGGCATTTATAGGCAACACACAATACAACATCAATGGCGGTTC